CTTTATCAGGACTTACATCTTCGTTATTGTTAGTATAGTATTCAGGGTATTTTGAACCTGCATTTAAAGATAAATGGTCTATTAACCTGTCGGTATAATACTGTGCTGTATTTCTTTCCTTTTCTAGTAAGTAATCAACCTCATCTCTTGATGCGTTTTCAGCATTCTCTGAACTATGTTTAAACACTCCTTTATTTGCAATGCTATAAGCTGCAAAAGGTAAGTACTCCACCATTGCCCAATGAATTAAACAAGGTTTTACCCATTCGTTTACTAAGGTTAAATAATCACCTGCTAAATCATCATCTATTATATGTTGCTTTATCTTGTCTATCAAATCTGAACCAAGATAGTTTTCTATGTGTTTGTCTTGCGCAATCTTAATGTATTGTATAAACTTGTCAGTATCTACATTACCACTCATCGCAGTAAACTTTACTATATCCTTTCGTGTTACTAATAGTGCTTCTGCCATTTCTTACTTGTTTACAAATCCTTGATTAGGCATATCCTTTGGTCTTGTTGCCACTTTCTTATCATTTACCTCTGGTTTAAACCCTTCCTTTTTTGCTTTGTTTACCGATATTTCTGCGTTTGGGTTTGTAGCATCTGGTTTAACTCCTTTACCCATATATGTCTTACGCATCCAAAAATGATGACAAGCACCACCGCCTTTGTATAACCATATATCGTAAGTATCTGCACCGTTTAAACCCCACCCTGCATTAACTGCACGTTGGCTCATTTGCATTATATCTTCTTTGCGGTATATCTTTTTTGATGACACCATCTTCTTGCAGAACTCCCTGCTGTTTGCTTGGGTTTTAAGAGGTGCGTATTGGTAACGTACCTTAAATTTTAAACCATCTGCCTCACCATCTTGCTCACTTCCTGCATTAGGTCTTGCAGTTCCTGTACTAGCTAACCCAATCATTTTGTCTAAGGCTTCTTCTTGGTCGTAGTCCACAGGTCTTTCATCTACTAATTCCCACTCGTCTAAATCTTCATCTTCTCCAAACTCTTCTAACAAGTCAAACATCTTGTCATCATCAAAAGACTCTTCCTTAGCCAATTTAACGCCTGTTTCTTCCTCTCTTGCTTCGTCTGTGATGGCATTATCAGTTTCTATAAATTCAAGCGGTTGTAGGGTCTTAAAATAAAGTTTTAAACTTATTCCATTTACACCTAAAATATCATCAATAGCTTCAATTATTAAGTCTTGATAAGGTCTAATAGTAATGTTGTGGAATAGTAGCGATGCTGTTTTAATTTCGTCTGCGTTGTTTCCTAGTCCACTATTCCCATCTCTAATACCTAAAAGCAAAGGTGATGTTACCCTGTGTGCTACCATTAATTTAGTAGAACATTCAGTAGATAGATATTCGTAGTGTGCAGGTGCATCATTTAACGGTACGTCATCAATAGTAGTTTTACTTTCTGCATTGTTGTTAAATGCTATAATTACTTTTTCACCTCTTGCACCTGTAAGTTTATTCATCACATCATTCTTGATGCTCATTTGTTTTTCTCTATCTGGTACACCGTTGTTAAAGTTTACAACCTTAGTTCCGCTAAATCCGTTTTGAACGTCATTGATTAAGTAGTCTGATATTTCTGATTCTAATTCACTATATGCTAACCCACCTTGATAATCGACAGGGCAGTAGTAGTCGTACCCAGATACATAACGCTTTACCATTTTTATTTCTGGTTCTTTACCGTTACCGTACCCAAATGCTGCTATCCTTTGTGGTTTGTCAGCAGGTTTCTTATTTCCCCAATCGTGATGGTAGTAATAACCTTCAATCTCACCATCTTCATTACATTTCTCTGCTCGTAGTGTTTGTCTTGGAAAGTGTTCACCTCTTACTACTTTACCATCTTTGTATAAGACTTGAAAAGATGCTTCACCTAGTAATTTAAGGTCAAGAGATATTTTACGCAAACAGTTATCGTGAAAGATAGAACGTAGTGCAGCATACTCATTTGTTTTTGTACTGCTGTCTAAGGCATCTAAACCTTTTCCGTATATCATATTGCTAACACCGTTTATAATAGCGTTAGAAGTCGTTGAATTAGTGTATAGGTCTATAAGGTATTGGTAGTAATTGTTATCGCTACCATAAGCTACCCAATCTTTCTTTTTGTCCTCTACAACTTTAGGTCTATTGTAAGAAGATAAACTAACAACGTGGATGCTGTCTGTATTAGCTTTTATTTTGTTATTTCTTGCCATTATAATACTATAAATTCGTTTTCTTCGCTATGTTCTGTATAGTCGGTATTGTTTATGCTGTAACTGCTTATTGTTTGGTTAGTGCAAAATATTTTATCTCTAAATATTAGTTCACTTCCTGCTTTAATTTCTAAAGTGTACATTGTATCTTCTACTAGTGTAAAAGTGTCTGTATGTTGGTAGTAATAGTCAGCCAACACAAAGCTAGTTACATCGCTACTGTAAATTTCTTTGTTTGTAGTTTCGTTCACAATCTTAATTGTGTAAGTTGTACCATCTACATAAGAACGTGGTATAAAACTGAATGTTTGGTCGCTATCTAAATTTTGTAAGACAATCATATATATACAATAAATCTTTTTGTTTTTTGTTAATTATAAAGCAAAAAAAAGGGCATCATTTCTGACACCCCTTAATCAAGTCAAATTCTAATTAAGCATTAGTTCCCTCTGTGATTGTTGCAGCTGCACTTGGCATACCTGCAAATGGGTCAGCAGCAGTAGGTGAATCTACAAAGTTCGCAGGTTTCAACTCCTGTGCATTAAAGGTGAGCGTGTAACCAGATAAATCAGCCATTGCTGCACCTGTTACGATTGTTCCACCAGTTACCTCTGCACCGTGTTCTAATCCCATAACGAAGACATTTCCGTTATAGTCTTCAACAGCGATGTGTGGTCTTCCGTAAGCTAATAGTTTTACTTCTTTGTTATCTTCTTTAGATAGTTTCTTAAATGTGATATTTAAGGTCTGGTCAAAGAAAGTCGTTCCGTTTTCTCTTGATGAGGTTACAGCTTGTTCAAAACTGCTGTTCCCTTTTAGTTCATATTTATAAGCAGTAAAAGTACCTGACATATCTGTAATTTCGTCATCCGTTTGGGTTACAGTTCCGTAATCTCCGAAATCTGTAAAATATACCGCACGAATCCCACCAACTACATCTTTGCAAGGTTCTTTTCTACCACGTGTTAAATCACAAGCCATAGTTTTTTAGTATTAAAAAAGGGTGAGTAGGCTCATTGGCTCACCCACCCTCTTAGGTTATTTAATTAATTCTTAGTTTGCAGAGTTAGTGATTCCGTATGTTACGATATCTTCTACAATTCCGTACTGTACACCTGCGGTAAATCGCATTACTACACGTACGTTGTCAGAACCATCAAGGTCAGACATATCTAAAACTTTAACTTCGTTATGGTCAGCTAATAGCCCTGTTCCAAAGAATAAGTTAGATTTTTCAGCAGCAATAGCCGTGTTGTCAGCTAATCCGTTAGCTACGAATAATTTAACACCATCAAAAGAAAGTGAACCGTTATTAAACCATTGAGTACCTTGAGCGTTTGTACCTGCTGCTCCTAATCCTGAAGCACCAAAGCCTCCTAATGCTCTAATATATGCACGAGCGATGTTCTGTGATACATAAACGTTTAAGTCTTCACTTCCGTAAAGTGCAGAAGGGATAGCATCAACAATGCTTCCTAATTGTGCAATTACGTTTGAAGAATCAACAGTAGTTCCTGCAACTTCTTGTGCGGCAGGTAAAGCAGCATCAAGAGCAATTTGTGTAGTAAGTCCGTTGAATTGTCCGTTGTTAGAAGTATCTCCTGCCCAGATAGACTGTTCTGTTTTTTGAGCAACTTTAGCCGCTACGTGAGCAATTAAGAAGTCAGAAAACGAAGGTGGTAAATCGTGGTGTGCAGAATATCCCATCTGAATAGCTTCCCAATCTGAAATAAAGTCTTTCTTACAAAGTTGTAAGTTCACTTGTTGATATTCAGGTTGTAAAACTCTTTCAGTAAGTGTAATAGTAGAAGTAGGGTCAAAATCACAAGTTGCATCTTTTACGATTGCATCAGTAGATAATTTCTTGATTACTTCTTTAAACTTTACGTTTGGTTTAACAGTAATACCACCGTTGTCGATAGTAGAACCGCTTAATAAAGCAGCAGAGATGTACTGTCCTGCACTTTCTCCTGCATAAGTAGTTGTAATACTAGTTGTTGTTGCCATTTTTTATTTATTTATTAAAATTTCCAATTTTTCCGAGCACTCTATCAAATGTAGTAGCTACTCTTTTTTGTGCAAATAGGTTTAATTCTTTCTTTGCACTTGCTTCAGGGTTATGGGTGATTTTCTCAACAGGTTCTTCTGCTGATAGTTCTTCCTTAACTTCTTCCACAATATCTTCAACCGCTTCTTCTGCTAATTCTTCTGCGCTCATTTCTTCTTTTGGTTCGAGCATAGATTTAATTTCTTCAACCATTTCTCTGATTTCAGAAAGTTCAGCTTTAGTAGCGTATTCCATTTCTTCTTTTTCTTCCTCTGCTGCTTCGACTTCTTCTTCGGCAGGGGCTTCTTCTTCCTCTTGGGCTTCACCAATAGAAGCAATAATACCTTCCTCTTCTACGATTAAGGCTTGACCGTCTTCTAACTTGTATTCACCCACAGGTAAGGCTACCTTTTCATCATCTGTAATGATAAAGACTTCTTTACCTGCTGCCATTTCTTCAGCTTCGATTACAGTACCATTTTCCAAAGTAGCTTGTGCTAACTTCACTTCTGTTTCAATAGAAAGAAGTTCTTTTGCTTTTGATAAAATTTCTTGTGCTTTCATATATTATACAATAAGTTATTAATTATTTTGTTGTGTTTTTAGTTTGCTGCTTCACATTCTGCACAGTCATCGTATTGAACAGATGCAGTATTTATATGCACCCCTTCTGAAGATAGTGTAGAAGTTATTGTGTAACACTCGTTGTGATTGTTTTCTAAAGTAAGATAATATACTTTACCAACCGTTAATTCTGTATCGTGCATATGTACGTGCCTAGTATGTTGGTTTGAACAAGCTGTTGCTAAATATCCATACCAAACACCTGTAAGGCTTTCTCCTGTAATATTACCTATACCTTGTGCTTGGAAACTTCCATCACAACATCTTCTGCTGTATGTTCCGTCATCACATAAACAACCTCTTTTGTCGTTTTTAGGACTTGGCGCGTAATGTTCGTAATCTCTCATTTTATAGGAACGCAATTAGGTACTCTTTTACCGTTTTTCATCTTAAAGCCTATCATCTCATATCCTGTTTGACAAGGCTTCTTTAAATCAGCTTCTAACAAGTCTAATTCTTTTAACTTACTACCTGCCCATCTAAGTCCTGCTTTACCGCCCCACAATAAGTAAGAAATAGTACCACAGGCTTCGCTGTTTCCTTCATCGTAATATTCTTGCGCCCTACTTAGGTAGCTGAACATCCTTTTTATTGTTTCTACACTTACAGGCTTTCCTTTTGCAAGTTGAGTAGCTCTTATCTTGCCCACTTGCGTTGCACACTTGTTGTTTACCTTCTCGTTTAATTCTATTCCTCTTTTAGCGTTGTTAGATACTGCATCTGGATAGTCTGAATATGAATCTAACTCAACTCCAGATAGGACGGTCTTTAATTCTTCTAATAAAAAATCTTCTTCTTGTGATTCCCATTCACTTAAATTATTTGGTTCGTTAGGTCTTTCTAACTTGTCAGCAAAGTACCCTTCTATTGAAAACCCTTTTACCTTGCCTGTTTTAACGTAGTTATTCCAAACATCATCATTTAGAACTTTCATTGATAGCATCCAAGTACCTAATGGCATATCCATACCGTAATGACTTGACTTGTCTTTGTCTTTATTTTCTACAATCCAAGACTCAACCGCTACTAACCCTTCTAAAGGCATTTGATGTTCTAGTGTACTCTTGTTGTGGTTGCCTCTAATAAAGAATAACTCACTTGCTTTACGGACTGTATCACGTGAGAAGTAAATGTAGTATTCGTTTTCTTCACTTCTTCTATAAATAGGTTTATTAGGAATTAAAGCAGCACCCATTAGAATACGCTTCTCTTTGTTCACTTCTGCAAATTTAAACTCTTGGTTTTTTAATGCTACGAAATCTTCTTCAATTGCAGGGTTTTCTACTATTGATACTGCTTCGATTCCTGAAACATCGTCATTCTCATCTATAAATAGTTCTATAATGTCCATATAAGTACAATACTTTTTTTGTGTTTTTGTTAACCTAGTGAAGCAGAATTAACAATGTTTCTATCTAAGGCTTGGGCGTTTGTTACTTCGTTAGATACAACAAAGGCTTTTACTGGCTGCGCATCTCTCCCGTTTATCGCTTCTGCTAATTGATTTGTGCCTGATGCTCCTACTACGTTAAATGCAGGTGCTTGTGCTGCGGATGTACCACCACCGCCACCGCTTCCAACTCTAGGACTTCTTGCTGAAAATCCTGATTTGTTTGGTTTTGGTGTAGAAACTATACTTTTAATTTGTGATGCACTAAAAGCTGCTGCCAATCCTGCTTGTACTATTGGGTATGCAGGGAAAAAAGCTGTTATTGGTGATTTTTGTGCAGTTGAGTAAGCATTTTGCACACCTTCAATACCACTAATAGTAGCAGAAGTTACTGCTGCTGCTTTACCTAATGCACTTCCTTCACCCGCTAACTCAACAATAGAATTTAATGTGTTTACGCTGTCTTGAATTTTTGCTTCTGCAACGGCTCTACTTAACGCTATTTGTTCTTCTGCTGCTTCTTTAGCTTTCTCCTTTTCCTCATCAATTAAATCAAGTCTTTCACGCTCTAAAGAATTTATATTCATCAACTGCTCTGAACGGAATCCTTCAATCTGTGCTAAAATACCCTCACGTTCTGCTTTGGCTTCTAGTAATGCAATTTGATTCTCATCGTTTGCGTTCTTGTCAAACTGTGCTTGTGCTGCTGCTATAACCGCATCTGCATTAGCCAACATTAATCTTTCTTGCTCATTTAATACTGCTGCAAGTTTGTTGTTAGCTTCTATGCGTTCTTCAATAGTCTTGCTTTCATCATCTCTGATTTGACGTAACTTTTCAGCTTCTCTATCTTTCTGCTCTAAGATGATTCTATTTTGTGCAATACCTACTTCTGCTTTTCTGTTTAGGTCTACTATTGATGCTGCACTATCTATTGTGCTTTTAGTATAATCTACTATTGCCTTTGTTGCATTAGTTACTGTTTCAACAGATTTATCAAAAGTATTATCTACTCCTGTAAGTACATCTAATGATTCTTTTCCTGCATTTTTCACATCTTCTAATGCACCTGCAAAATCATTGCTAAATACCTTTTTAACCGCACTTGCTAAATACCCAAGCGTGTCTAGGAAACTATTGAAGCGTTCTGTTAAGTTTTCTTTGATACCGTTGCCGAAATCTATCATTGCTTGTTTAGGGTCGCTAAAAATACCCTTAAAATAGTCTATAACAGTACCTACGTTAGAATCTAAAAATTTAAAAAAGTCGTTAAAAGCTAAAGACAACCCTTCAAACGCTATATTAAAAGCATTAGCTACTTTTTGGTTTTGGTTAAACACCTCACCTAGTTTTGCAAATGCTGCAATAGCTAAACCAATACCTGCTGCTTTTAAAGCATTACCTATCCCCTTAACACCTTTTGCTACACCGCTTGAGGTATCTTTTACTTCCTCTAGGTTTTTGTCAATCTTTTGTACGCTCTTAGCAACTCCATCAAGGTCTTTTTCAGCTTTATCAACCCTTGCTTCTATTTCTATTGTTTTCTTTATAGACATAATTCCAATTTAAACTGTTTATACGCTTCTTTAATAGTTTCTGGGTATTTGTACTTACCTAACGCTATATGGGTGTATTCTCCTATCTTATTTTCTCGCTTTGCTAATTCTAGCATTTGTAATATATTTTCTACCATTTCTTAGAATATTATTATTGTTGCATCTGCTGTTTTAGTAGTTGTATCTGCTGTAACAAGTCCAGTATCTATTGTTACTATTAAATCTTCTTGCACTTCAGCAGGGTCGTATTCTAAGTCTTGTGTTACGTTTATTAACTCTAAATCCGAAATACCTGTTTCAAAATTAGTAGTCAATTTATTTATCTTGTAAGCATTGTCGAATATTACAACCTTGTCATTCAACTTTATGTTGCTAATTATACTTACAGGTAAAAAGGCTTTAAAGGTGAATAATCTTCTTGATATATCAAACACTTCTTCTATGTAGTTCTTGTAATAAGTATAGAACAAAGAGTTTTCTGAATATACACCTGTGTATTCATTCTTCTGCCCACCAAAATGTAAACTTTGTGAATCGTTATCTGTTGGGTCAACGTTGTTAGCAGGTATATAGTAGTCATCAATCTGGTGTGTTGTACCACCTACTGTTTCAGAAAACTGTATTGGTGTTCCATCGGTAACTTTGTGCGCATAAAATAATAACGGTTTACCTAAGTAGGGTTCTTGTTTGTCATCTGCAGACCATCCCCATTGTGCTGTTGTGCCTAAAAACCTTTCAAACTTATGATGCTCAAACGGTACTGATATGTCATAAGTATCAGATGTAAAGTCTGTATTGTTACTATATAATACAGAACCCCATTCTTGATTGAAATATGTACTATGGAATTTACTAAAGAAAGAATCTAATCCTTGATACTTAAAAGATATTTCTTTAAATGGATAGGCTATTTGTACTTTTGATTGTGAATTATCTAAGTACTTTGTAATGTCATAGGTGTTGTCTGAACCTGCATAATAATCATCTAAAGGCAATACTTGTATCTGTTCGCCATCAAAAAAAGCGGTAAGATTAAATAACTTAAATAAAGATGTTACAAAATCAATTAACTTCATTTTTGGCATTTCGTCTTTCACAGTAGTTCTTAACGATGTACTAGAAGTGTAATCAATTTTTGCATTTGCGTTGCTATCACCATCAAAGACATTGACGTGTAATGTAATTATTGAATTTGAATTTGACTGTACCGATATATAAAACCTTCTGTCCCTGTCTTGTCCACCTGTCGTGTAAGACTGTAACATTTCTAAATCCACTGCTGTAGATTGGAAATCACCAGTACCTTCATACTCACTATCGTGTAACACTTTAAAGTATTCAGTAACCTTAATAGAAAATTTAACTCCTGCAGGTGCATTTACACTTATGCTCATATACCTTTTACGGTTAGCGTCTATGTTATCATAGTACCCACCTGTTCCAAAGCCTTCTCTTAAGTTTGTTGATGTTCCTACTTTATCATACCAATCACCCGCAAGAGCATTTAACGCTAAATTGTTTGTAGATATATCATTTTCGTTAGGGTCAACTCCACCTTTCTGTTTATGTAACCACAAGTAGATATTGTAATAAGGTAGGTTAGTTGAGTTAAAGAAATCCCTTGAAAAAGATATACCAAACTGTTTTTCTATTGCTAGTATAATAGCGTGTATTCTTACAGCTGGTTTTAATTGGTCAAATACTACACCGTGATTGCTACCACTAGCATACAAGTTATACGTTCCTGCTGTGCTGTCAGTATTATCGTAAACCAGTCTATTCTTACTTGAAATTAAAGGGTATATAAAAGCATCTTCTAATACATTAGCATCAATCTCAAAGTCTTGTCCATCTTGCATTGTGCTTAATACAGTAGGTGCATCATATAATAATGAGGTGTCTAATTCAGATAAGTCTTGTAAACTAGCGTCTTGTAATATTTCTTTAAACTGTATTGTATTTCCTAGAAACGTGATGCGGTAATTAGAAGGCTCACCGTTTTTCATTTGTACGCTTTCGTTTTTTATTCTACCTACTTTTAATGGTTGATAGTTAAGGTGCAGTACTGCCTCCCTTGATACTTGAGTATTTGTGTTTACAACCGCAGGGTTATAATAGTGCTTAAATATCTTATTATTGTTTTTTGAGGCAGGTACGTTAAATGTACGTGAGTAATCAGTGAACACCTTTTGTACGTCTAATATATCCTGAAGCGTTTGAGTTAATACAATACTCTCGTTTTGATGTAACTCTACTTCTTGACCTTCTATAAAAAGTTGTAGGTGTAACATTAGCGTACATTGTTTATCTTGTTAAAGGCAAAGTCAAAGTCTACTGTATAATCAATTAACTTATCATTCAAGGATGTTTTTTGTGTAAATGATTTTGTCTTTGGTATAACTGGTAGTGTTTTGCCTTCAAATCGTATCCATACATTTTCAGATAAAAACAATTCTTCTATTGTGCTAACCGCTGTTTCTTTTATGAATCCTGTATTAAGTTTTAAGCTACTTTGACCATTAACGTTATATCGTTGCTTTTGTCCTTGATTTGTTCCGTATGTTAAACTAGCTGTGCTTATGCTGTTTATTTGATAGCTGTCATCATTTATACTAAAGGTCTCCGTTGTACGCTTAAAAAAGTAAACGTCTTGGTAAGCACCAAACTTATTTACAAATGTTACTTTATATGGTGTAAATTTAGGCTCACATATATTATGTACGGTTATTGTTTTGAGTAACGTTGTATCATCAGTATCATAAACCTGTATAGTGCTACTGTCAGCAGGTATTGTTATATATTGTATCTTTTGGTTGCTGTTACCGCTATCTGTTATTTGCGTGTCAGTACTATCTATTGTAACCTTCCCTACCCCCTCTGCAAAGACAGGGAGCTTCCCTGCTGTATTTTCTGGAAAGTATATATCGTTGGTACTCACTAAAGCGTTATCGGATAGCTGTGGGTTAATTTCGTCTTCATAATTACCATAACCGTCGAGCAACACAAAGTTCTCTACAATAGGTGCATATACATCTTCTGTTGCTGCATCTATTATATCTTTTGTAACTGTTACCCATTTTGTGTTACAAGGGTAATCATCATTGAAGTTATGCTCTATGTAATCTCTAACTAATTCAGATATTTCAAAAACAATGTTGCTCTTACCTGTTATCCTGTCTTTAGATAATGTGTACTTTAAATCACCATTTGAGTAACTGCCTACAATACCTTCGTAAATATATATTTTTAAAGTTGCGCTCTTTATTGCCATTTCTTAATTGTTAAATTGAAAACATTCTCCCTGTGTACAGTTCACTTCTTTAACTTCTGATATATAACCGAATCTGTCTATTTGAATTACTGTATAGCTTGTGCCAATATCGCCACCAGTACCTCCAAACCTTCTTGAGCCAAGCCACCAAAAATCACCTCCGTTAAACGGGTTACCTTTGTCGCACACTATACCTCCTACTTGTAAATTTGTAAATATTGGGTATGTTGCTTGTTCTACTCTACCACAATGGTCGCAAGGGTTTGTTACACCTATTGTTGATATATAGTATTCCCTTAATACAACACCATTTTGAACTTGCGTAACGCAATCACTTTCTATTGGTGGTTGCTGCCTTTGAATCGTACAACTTAGTGTATTTCCTACACCAAGATAGCCAGTTGGTATTGTAATGTCTACACCAATACTTCTATCAGTAGGACTATACACAACAGGAAATGTAGAACCTGAACCTACTCCTAAAGTGTTTGCTGTAAACTCTGCTTCTATACCGTCATATAATACTTTAGATTCACCTACGACTATATCGCCTGTTGTGGCTATTCTGAACCCTTGAAATACTAACCTATCATCACCACAACCTAAGTTGTTGAGCGGTAAAGTTTCAGGTCTTTGTGTAAATGTTTTATCACATTCTATTTCACTTCCCCCATTTGTATAATGGTCTGGTACATTAAAAACAAAGGTTAATGTTACATCTCTGTCGTTTACAGTAGTGTTTGCACTATATCCATCTGTAACCTCTACACCGTTTTCATCTTCAATGCGTACTATTCCTCCTAACGTGTTAGAAAATGACGGTCTGTTTATTGTACCATCTCCTGCTAATGAACCGCCTGTTAGTGCTATTGCATCGTTGTTTGCATCATCTGTCGTACAGGTTAGTGTTGTCGTTGGACATTCAGCCGAAACCGTAAATGTATTACTAGTTGCTCTACAAGCATCAGCACTACTCTTTGCCTTTATCGTTATACTTGTTTGAACGCAAGTTTTGTCAGTAGCAAATGTTAACGTTTGATTTGGCATTGTACCAGTTGGTTCATCAAAAGTAATCCCTAAACCTCCTGATTGAATAATTTCGTATCTTTCTATTCCTGCACCAGAACCTGCTGTAAAATATGTCCCTAAGGATATACTTGAGCCTGTTTCATCTAGGTTAGCAATGTTAGGTATTGGACCTGAAAATGTTGGACAGTTGTTATTTTGTGTAGGGTCCTCTTGTGCTGATTGAGTAGGTTGGTCAATTGATTGTGGACATATAATAGTTGCGTCATCTGCATTTGGATAGCTAGCGGGTATTAATATAGTGTAATTGACGGTTCTTGGTATGCTGCTTCCGCTTGTGTTTGATGCAAATGAATCTGTATCCCTACTCAATATTGTGCCTTTTGCAATAGACGGGTCTGTTATTGTTCCATCACTGCTTACAGCGAAACCTAGTAGATTTGCAGTTGTACAAGTGAAAGTACCTAGCGATACCGTAGGCTCTACTGCTTCTATGTAAAATGGACTTCTTGCGTTTATTTTTGTACTCATCTCTTAAGTGTAAATTCTAATAATTCTTCTACGTCTAATCCGTATGCTTCTATAATTTCGTCTGGTAATTTCTTGAAACCTTGTTCAAATGGTTTAGTAAAGAACAGACTTGGTTTTATACCTTTCTCAAATATGCTTCTTTGTATTAAGAACGACATACTCTTGTAGGACATAAACTTTCCTTTCTTATCTCTAAATTGAAATCTGCGTTTGCTAATCCACTCTTCTAATGTTTTGCGTGGTGGTCTTTTAGAGGTGTAGCTAAATGGTGTATTATACTTCTTCTTTGTACCGCTCACCCCTTTATCTTGATACACGCCATAATCTTCCATAAAGAACGTTAGACTAATTGAATTAGAACTAACCTTTACATCACCATCAATACTGTTGTAAAGTTTCTTGTTTACGTTCTTTCTGCTCTTAGTAAGTCTGCTGCGTGATTGTTGTATCACAAACTTCTTGAAGGAATTTAAGGCTTGATATGTGTACCCCTTTGTTAGCATATGGTCATATCGTTTTCTACTACTACATCAAAGGTGGCTACCCACCCTGCTAACTTGTTTTCAAACCTATCTACGAATGGTTCACAACCTACTGCACCTATTACTTGGAATTTGTCTGTATAAACATCACCTCTTTGTAAAATTGCTATTAGTCTGTTAAGGACTGCAAGTTGTGTATTCATTACATCTTGCTCATTGTCGTTTCCTACAAAGTTATCTTCTACTTCTTCTTTGCTTTCATCTACTATGTCCATTGCAAGTACACTAATGTTAAACGTTAGCGTATTGTTTGCAACGCTGCAGTTGTTTACTATCAAGTGTGATAATGGAAATATAGTTTGCTTGTTTAAATCAACATCGTCTAGGCTTCCATAGGTAACTGTATTCACAAATGGTTCTGCTGCTAATGTATCTTTGATTTTATCCGTTACGTTGTAGAATCCTGTCATCTTCTTTTAATCTGTTGTCTTTCTAGTTCTATTTTTTCTTTTTCAAATGCTAAGTAAACCAAACATTCGTGAACATTCAATTTAGTGATATTCTCAAACTTGGTAACATCTCCCTTAGCAATTCCATAGATGCTTTGATACCAACCCCACTTTTTTCCAAATGTTGAAGCTGCTGTGTAGTCATCTCCTTGCCCACTTCCTGTTCCAAAAAGTTCAGGGTAGTTTTCAGCAACTCGCTGTTTAAAGTCCAAAAAAAAACCATTGCCCCCATTACAACATCCAGAGGCATCTTCTTCATTCGTTCTGCGTTGTCTAAGCCATCGTAGTCTTCTATCTGATACCTATCAGCTTTGCTTAGTTTAATCGGTCTAAAAAGAACCGCCATTGCTTTGTGCATACGTTCCCAATCAGTAAAGTTTTCATCAAGGTCTACATACTCACCTAAAGTCATATCATCAAGCACAGGAATGAATCCATACTCAATGCCACCCATTGTGAATCTAGGAATCAAATCTTGCTTAGGTTCAAATAGTTTGTTTATGTCGTTTAGTATCTCTTGGACGTAAGTGTATTTAATTTTTGCAATATCTTTTAAATCAAGGTTGCAAAATATTTCAACAGTCTTATGCATTAAGAATCCTGTATCTGAATTATCTTCTGTGTTAATCTTAGAAAATTTTTGATACTGCTCTAATGTAACTTCACTAAGGCTGCTTGGTACAAGTATATCTACTTTCATATAAGTACAATAAAATAAGTTGAATTATGTATAAAAAGAAAAGGGCAGTATTTCTACCACCCTTAACCAATGTTTAACTAAATTATCTAAATGAAAAATATTTCCTTACTAAGATATAAATTTTTTATAAATATACAAGTACATCTCATTTATTTTTTCTTCTAGTTCTTTACTGTTCTGTTTATACGAATCTGTTCCCATCTTCTTAAAGCCCTGTAAGTCCATCACAAGCTGTACAGGATAAGGCTTACTGGACCAACCCCTTCCCATAGGGTGCTGCTCTACAAAGAAACCTTTATTCCAACAAGCCTTCCTGACTTGCCAATCTTTTAAAGTTTTACTATCCATAAAAAGAAGTAAATAAATGCGTACATACCTGCGTACACCGTTCCCATTGCAACAGGTACTTGCCACAATGCTTTTCTAAGTAGTTGCTTGTTTTCTTCCGATGTTAATTGTTTAACGATTCGGTACTCTTCTGTTTCTTGTATTCTCATAGTTGTTGTTTTACATTAAATATGCTTCAAAGCAATCGCCATTGCAGAAGTCTTTTTCTGTTGGTCTGCCACAAGTTGGGCAGGGTGCATCACATTCGCCAATGCGCTGTAAGTGTCTTTCGTATTCCTCTACTAAATAATCCATATTGTTTGTTTTACTCTTCAAAGATATAAACTTTTTATTAACTACCAAATTAATAGATAAAATAATTTCCTTTGTGTGGGTTCTCTAATGTATCAGTCAAGATGTAACGTGCAGCATCTATACAGTCAGGGTGTTCTCCTGTTGGTTTCTGTAAGGTGTTCCCCTCTTTGTCCTTTGCCCATATATATCCTTGTAATTCCCTTTTTAGGTTCTTGCTTCTTGATGTTATATAAAGTTCGTTTTGGTTCATTAGGTTGATTCCATATACTACTGAATCCCTACCCTTGCTCACAGGTGTTACTGTATGCCCATACCCTTGTAGTTCTGCAATACTCTTTGGTTCAGCTGAATCTGCTACAATAGCTTCTGTGATTCCGTTAGAAGATAAAAACCTGCTTATATCTCTATTAAGCATCCCCTTCTTATATAACACCTCATCGTATATGTAGGCATCATTCCACTTATATAATGCTATTAGTGTGGTAGGGTCTACCGAATATCCAAAGTCCATTCCATAGCCAAGCAGTCTAGCTTCGACAGGAACTGTATCAATCTCTTTCCAATCAGGAATACAAACCCCTTCAAGGCTTCCTATTTCACCTAGTCCATAAACCCTCCACCAGTTCGCCCAATAGGTTGAGGTCTTAGCTTTGTCTTTAGCTTTTTCTATTTCTCTTACGATTGTGTCTGGTAGTGAATCGTTATCCTTGTAGGTTAGTGTAACAAAGTCTGTATCTTCTTTTCCTACTAATTCCTTATCAACCCAGAATAGTGCAGCAGGGTTATAATCTAACCAAATGTTTCCACTTGTTCTTACTACTAATTGTTGGTAAGCATCAAAGGGTACATTGTTACACTCATTAATGTATAAGTCTGTTCTCCTTGCACCTCTTAGTTTGTCAGGTTGGTCGGTTGAAAAGAACTCTATATAACTGCCATTTGTAAACGTGTATTTTAAGGTGGACTTGTTTAGTTGGTTATCCTTATACCTATTCATACCCTTTAAGATGCCTAAGAAGTCCTTGTATGCGCCTCTACGCAGGTGTGGTATGCTTTCACTTACTACACTAATTTCTTTGCCATCATTTCTTATAGCGTAGTCAATCAAGATAAGCAATATGCAAATAGTCTTTCCTGCTGATGTACCACCACGTACAATCTTGACCCTGCTGTTGAGGTTTCTTAATTTGGTAAGTGCTTCTGTTTTCTTTATCTGCATATATTTTACAGATAGGGTTTAGGTTATCCCTAGTCTATAAACAAAGGTACATCTTCGTTGATAGAGATGTCTTTAGTTTCTTTTGGTTTCCCAAGATAGTAGTTAAGATAAAGAGTAACCCATTTAATATCTCCTGACTTTACACCTTCTGCCATTGCAGCTAATGCATCATCTTCTAATGGGGATAAACGTTCTACAAGCTGTATTTCTTCAGCCTTAGGTTTTCTACCTGCTCCTGCTCTTGCACCACCGTTAAACTTTCTTTTATCCAATTTGAAATATATTGATTATTCAATGTCTATATGTACAATAAGATTTAAACTTTTTTGTTAATCCTTAAAGTATTCGTACACCGCTGCTGCTAGTAATCCAAAGGATGTGATAGCAAATAACATTATTGAGTATTCCATTACACTTCTGCGTATTTCTCGTATGCGTTAGGTTCGTACTTACTGAAGAACTTTAGCATATGGTTATGTTTCTTTTTTAGGTCTAGGTATTGGGTGTTTATGTCTTGGTATATTTTAATCACCTCTTGCTTTTCTTTTTGCAATCTTAGCTTCTCTGCTTTTACTTTCTCAATCAGTGTAGATGGGTTCTTGTCTGATTCATCGGTATACACTTCCATAACTTTGTTGTAGATTGATAGTTCGTATGTATAGTATGATTTCTGCATTAAAAACGCATCAAATATTCTTACACCGTGCAATACAGTTGCGTGGTCTTTATTCAACATCTTACCTATGTCTGTTAATGATGAATTGGTTATTTCTCTACATAGCTTATAGTATACTGCTCTTGCGTAAACGTACTCTTGTTTTCTTGTCTTTGCGTTTAGGTTTAAGTTGCATTCTTGTTCTACTATCTTCCTAATCTCTTTCAGTATCTTCTCGTTTCTCATTGATGTTTGTTATTGTATCGTGTCTTGTTTCGTTTATTGCTTTTAGTATTCCTGCACAGGCTTCGTAGTCTTCTACATCTTCATAGAGTTGTATTATATCTTCTAGTTCCTGTATGCTTACTCCTTCTTTTATGTCTAGTAAGGTAAGCAAATAAAATTCTTCTATTATGTCTTTATTCACTGTAATGTTTTGGATATGGTTGTTCCACTAAAAGACATTTCTTCTTTTCCCTTTTGTCTATGAATTTAATGTACCTAAATTGTCTTAGATTCATTTTCTTTGCACGTTCTTTGTTTTCTTGGAGGTACTTAGCCGCACCCGCATATCTTTTTGAATCTTTTGATACGGTCATTTGTATGTTATGGTACACAATACCATCAAGTTCCCAAAAGTCGCTTTTATGTTCGCCATAATAACCAAAAGAACACGCTTGGTACACTATTCCAAAACCGCCACATCTTTCATCTGCAAATGATTGAATCCATTTTATACTTGGGTATCTTCTTCTTATGTATTTTATAGAATAACTTATTGCCCTGCTTTCGGGATATTTACCTACGTTGTCTGCAATCCACATTCTGTTAAGTTCCAAGTATTCATTCTTTTGCGTACCCTCTACAACGCTCCCACAAGATGCTGGGTTCATAGCATATCCATATTGCAGAACGCCCTTTATATTAGCATCAACGAAAACCCCTAAATGAATATACGTTGCATTGTAAAATTTACCGCTATAATGGTTTTTCTTTATTATGTCATTTGCTAACTTTCTATCTATCTCTTTTATATAGAAATCATCGCTACCGAAGCCAAGCAGCTCGGGGTCTCCCCATAAGCTGCTTTGTTCTGAATAAAGGTATTTCTTCATTGTATGTTGAGGTATTTTTTAAATGATGGCTCTACTGCATCTCTTGCGTAAGTGCAACTTGCGTTTGAATTGTAATGATATATGGTAAAGTCTATCATCATATCCAATACATCTTTATTTGTAAAGTTATCTAAGCCTTTTCTGTGGCTAAGTATTCTAAGAAAAGAAGCGGTTGATGTTCCGTTTAGTCGCATCTTACCACCATTCTTTTCTGTATGTGCTAATAACTTACCGTTTAACAAATAGTTTTGACCAACATATTCAACGACTTCTAAAAGTTTCAAATAATCTTTTGGCAGTTTTGCAACACCCTCTCTCACCGTTTTATTATTACCCAAAAAAAGGTTAATCAATGATGGAACGGTAAACAACTTTCCGTGTACTTCGTTTGCTTCTTTTTCGTTTTTAGGACTTTGCATAACTTCTTTTAAGAAACGTTGATATGTTTTATTTCCACTACCAGCATAACTAACAACATAGTCAATGGTGTTTAATGTCTTACCTCTTGTGTTAAAAGAGATAAATGTTTTTCGTGCTTCTTCTTCGTTCTTTACAAGTTTTTCAAGCACTCTTATCTTTCTTGACTTAAGATGGTTTGTCATAGCATCAACAAGGTGTGCGCCATCGGTTAGCCATCTTGTACCTTCCGTTGTTGCACAAACTAGAACATCTCTCATTTGTCCGTTTTCTAATACTGCTTCGGCTAAATCTTTAACGTTTTTTTGGTTTCTCCACCTTTGCCAAGATGGTGTAATTACAGTTGCAAAATCGTTTTTAGTGTAAATTGTTCTTCTAATTGTATTCATAATATAATTGTTTGTTTGCCTACTCTATTGGGTTTTCGGCTTACCCCTTTTTACTTTGTAAATATATAACCTTTTTTTTAATTAACAAGTTATAAACTATTTTTTTTATAATATGCCTCTCATTACATATTGGTCAAGGTCTGTATCGCCTTGAAAAAAGTACTTGTAGTTGTCTACTGCTCTATGGAATTTGTCCTCGCCTCTTGCTATAAATTCTTCTGTTGTTTCAAAGATGCCAATATCACAACTACCTTTGTCTACCACCAAGAACTTAAAGTCATTTGCCTTAAACATTCTCTTGTACATATAAGCCTGTAAATCGTAACCATACTTATCTGCACTATACTTAAATGTAGAAAGGTCAGCAGAAGTCTTTAAATCAATTATGGTGTCTCCTTGTATAATATCTGCCTTACCTCTAAAAGGTAACCCTTCCATCATTTCTATTGCAGGTATCTCAAACTCTGATTTGTTTAGCAGTTTAAGTGCTGCTTCGTTTCTTAGAACTGCATCCGCTACACGCTCTGCTTGACTTCTTTCTTTGTTTAGAAACACTTCACCATATTGTGCTTTAGCTTCCTTATAAACCTTTGTGCCTTTTGTTGATGGTTCTATAAAGTGTAACTCATCTACCTTGTGCGGCTCTAATATCATCCAATGTACTAACTTACCTTGTGCAAGTGCAGGACTATCTGAACTAGGGTCTCCATACTTAGTTACGTTTCTATAAGTCTTTGGTGATTTAAGTATCATCTTTAGACTGCTGCTGCTTAAAGCGTGTTTTCCTAGATGTCCATAGTAGAAGTTATCATCGTACATCTCTGCAAGGATTTCTTCCCTTGCCCACGTTTCGTTATTTAGTAGTGTTATCATTTCTTCTTAGCTTTAATTCTTTTAAACATCTTGCTGCGTGTGCAGGTAGATATTGATGTCTGTTTTGAATGGTAAACATTAAACGGTCATTAGTCATAGAACCGTACTCTTGTTTTATCCAATCGCTTTCTTGATATATCATAATTGTTTGTTTTATTATTATGATGCTAATTACGTAAACATTTTGGATATAAACAAATTATCAACTATCTTTTTCTTCTACACCTTCTAATTTTTCCAATCTAAGAATAACAGCAACTAATACTTTTTCCATATTAGCTACCCTATTTCTCATCTGTATTAATTCGCTTTCTTTCATTTCTGCTGTTTAAGTTTCTCAATGTATAGTGTAGCATCCATCAGTTCTTCTTGTAAGTGATTTAGGAAGGCATAGAAGCCATCAGGAGAGTCGTGTAGTGTTGTACCATACTTTTCTATTCCAAGTTCACTACGTTGCTTGTATTTAGATATAACATTTTCTACTATCTTGTCTGTCTGTCTAAGGTAGACAGGTTGTGTAGTATCTGCATTCTCAAAATACTTTGTTACTGAATCACTCATTTGATTAAGTTTTTCCAAGTCCATACTATAAAAAACTCTATTGTTCTAAATAGAATATATCCTACTAATAATTTTTGCATCATAATCCAAGTTCTTTTGCTTTCTTAAATACTGCTAGTTCTTTCTCTAGTTCGGCAATCTTTTCTTCTGCTTTCCTAGCACGTTCTATCGACCTTGTTGATTGGTTTCTATATTGGTCAATCGCTAAATGATATGTTCCCCTGTCTAGCTGTAACTTGTTTGTGATAAAGGTTACGTTTAATAATGCTTCCCTTACTTGCTTTAGTTGTTCGTTGTCTGGTCTTGTATCGCACCAACCTTTTACACTCTCCTGCATTATCAGAAGTGAATTAGTTAGTTTAAGGTCATCAAGGTTGTCAAACTTCTTTTGCATTGTATCTCTCATTAGAATCTACATTTTTTGTTATTCCATTTCTCGCCTAAGTTATTGATAAATTCTATAAAATCATAAGGCTCTTTTAAAAAATGCCATCCAACCTTAGGTTCATACCAAGCTGTTACCTTACATTGTTCCAAAGGAATGTTTTTGGAATCATCATCAAACTGATGTTCTACCTTGATAGCTATTGACTTCTCGCCCCAAGCATCACAAATGCGTTCTAGTATTAGCTTTTGTCCTGTGGGAATACGGTTGTACTTCCTTTTGACTTCTCCAAGTATTAGTATCTCATTGTCAAACTCTAATACAAAATCTATATCACTTGGGTGAAGTTTTCCATTCTGTACACCTGTAAAGTCAATCACTTGCTTTACTTGGTTTCTATTTCTTATTAGACTACCCAAGATATTCTTTATAAACACGTTCTAACTTCTTCCATACCCCATTTAAAAAACAAGTACTACAACCTGTTAATTCTCTGTTGTCTTTAAAAACCCTATTGTATATTACTAACAAACGTTTTTGTTCTTCAGGTGTTACCTTGTTAAGTTTACCTACACGGTCTGACAAATAATTAAATTCATCTTCTGTAAGGCAATTTGGCTTTTGATAGGGGAATAAGTAGTTAAGTTTGTCTTTGCGTTCATCGCATCCACAGTCCTCACCCAATGCCCACTTAGCTACTTTAGCTACACCTGTCTTTTTAAATACTTTCTCTACAGTGTCTCCTACCCCTGTACTTGTTTGTTCGTGGTTTTTAACCCACTCTTTGTAGGCTTTAGTCCTTTTGTCTTTTGGTGGTAATTCGCTCATAATCTTTTAATTTATAATCTTCGTAATCTTCTTGTAATTTATTTCTTAGGTCTTGCTTTAGGTGTTTGAGGCTGTTGTATATGCTTACCCAGCTTATCTTAGTTTCTGCTGCTAGTTTTCGCATACTCATATCTGTTTGGCTATATAGCTTCCACAGTTTTCTATCGTACCAGTTCCACTCATCTGCAACTCCATCTACAAGTTCACAGATTCTATTGAAAGCTTCGTTTTCTTCTATACTATCTTGGTGGGGAATTTGTAGGTAATTATCATCATCATCAATACTGACCTTTCGTACCTTCTTCTTTTTGTTGTAGTATTGGTAATAAAGGCTTCTTAAAGTAAAGAACATATATCCCCTGCTTACTTTATCACCTTTGATTATCTTTTCAGGTGTGGCATACTTGATAAGGCAGATGTAAGCCTCCTGCACTATATCTTCACAGTAGTTGTATTCGCCAAAGCTGCGAACTATTGTAATCCAATCATCGTGCTGCTTAGCTACGATTTTTAACCATCCGTATTCTTCTGCCATATTACTGTAATGCTTACCACGAAGATACAACATTGTAAAGTGTATTCCCTTCCTTCCTCGTAATCTTGGAAAGAGTACAAAGCACCAACAACAATTCCTATCATTGGTGCAATGCTAATTTCTGCATCATTGATTTGACCCCAATATAACATAAGGATAAATATCAACAACAATGTAATTATTAGTTCAATCAAAATAGTATCTCATCAACTTCTGTTTTTTTACTATGTAGAATATCCTTTCCAAGAAATTCAAAGCCTACATTGTTTCGGCTCATCCTCAATTTAATGGGCTGTTCAAAAGGTGTACATCTGCCACCTGTTTCTGTTTCTTTTATTTTCAAAACGTGCAGTTCAGAATACATCCACTCATTCGGATGGTTTGTCATACGGTGTACACAAAATACATCGTCTGCCCTGTTTCCCCATTTACCACCCCCCTCAACTTGCGACATTGACAAAGGCTGTGGAAGATGAGCATATTCGTGGTCTTTTGGATATGTTCTACGCATTGCTTCTGTTACGCCGTGAGCATTTAAAAATACAGTAACGTTTCTATGTTTTGCAAATAATCTAAATTCAGAAGCTATTTGGTAGTCGTATTCGTGTCCACCTAAATTTCTCATTAGCTGCTTATCTTTTGCTAAAGAATTGTATGGGTCAATCATTATTGCATCGTAATCCCAAGCATCTTTAATAGCGTTTGCCTCACTCAATAGTTGTTTATAGGTAACTAAATCTTCAACGTCTATTATCTTAAAATAAGTATCGCACCATTTTACAGCTTTGTCAATTTCTTCTTCTGATGCTGTCTGTATAGGTTGCCCCATTTTAAATTCAATAATCTTTCTAACTATACTTTGTGGTGTATTCTCGCTTGACCATATTAAAAACTTTAGTTTGTGCTTTATTGCCCATACAGTAAACAAGTAAGTTAGTACTGTTGTCTTTCCAACATTAGCGTGTCCTATTAGTAAATTAAAGTTTCCGTGCTTAAATCGTAGGTACTCATCCATTTCTTTAATATCAATCTTCAAACCTTCTTTAACCCTACCGTGCTTGATGTCTAATATTCGTTCCTTAATTGTTTGTGCTTGTGTTATCATTTATTTGGTATTGGCATTATTCCGTATTTGTTTTGTTCTTTTGCTGTGTTTCTTCTTGGTTGTTCAAACTTGTAGCCTAGTATTGGATTTACATTGTAGTTCCAAAAATCATAAGGCATTTGTTCGCCATCTTTTAACTCTATAAGTTTTCTCATTAAGGTACAAAAAAAAGGGGCTGTTACACCCCTCTTAAATTAAAATGGTAAATCTACTTCTCTCGCTTCGTTCTGCACTGCATTTGTAACTTCGTTATCTTTCTCCGCTATACTTACTCCTTCATCACTTATCCATCTTACTGCTGCGTTTCCTAATGTAATTGAGGGCGCTTTGGCTTCTCTTTCTTCTTTGGTTAAGGATTGAGTAACCCATACATTGTTACCGTAGCTAGATTGGTTCTGCACCATTGCAGTAAAGTTAAGATAACTCTTACCATTTTTGCCTTGAATTAATTTTGATTTGTCAATTGAAGTAAGGTCGATACTTCCTGAAATAATTGCTGTTGTCTTTTTTTCCATTTTACTATATATTTATAATTATTAAATTCTCCTTTGTAATATACTGATTTTACTTTACAGTTTTGATAACTCATCTTGTACCTTTTTTGAAATCTTGTACTTTGATTTAATAGCTGATAAGTCCCCACCACCTTGTAAGTACTCTATTGCTTTTGAGTATTCAGGGGTGTTAGCGTTTAACCAAGCCTTTTCTACTTGTGAAACGTTTCCACTTGCTGCATTACCATCATCATCTTCTGCTTGTAATCCTAATAAAGAAGCTAACGTGTAACGTCTGTAATAAGTAATACAAGAACCTAACTTCTGTGGGTCTGATATTTGTGGTAATTCTAAAATAGATACAGCTACTTGTTCTGAATCAATACAAGTGATTTTAGTTTCAACCGTATTACCTAACAAGGGTTGTGTTAAAAGAAGCCTGTTCTTTTCTAGTAATTTGTCTAGTTGTTTAATTAGTGAATTGATGTCAAAATATTTCGACTTGTAAAATGGGTTACTAGCATCCTTGCTAATTGCACCAATTTCTTTTCGTAAATTAAATAGCTTCTGACTTAGTGTTAATTGTTTGCTCATATTAATTGTTTTAATTTATGTAAAGATACACTTTTTTTTTATAAAAGCAAAAGGTGGACATAAATCCACCCTTCACAAAACAAACAATTAAAAAGAATATAAAGAAATGTTTAGGAAAGTCTTTTAAGTTGCGTAGAGTAAAAGTCAATCATTTCCTGTAATTCTACATTTGTAAATTTAGTGATTTCTCTACTCTTTTGATACAATTCATCTGATAAGTTACTACCAAGATATAAACTATATTTGTATTGTTCCCCTGCCCTATATACATTACAAGCTACGCATTGAGGTTTTACGTTACGCTCATCCCACCTTGTGCTATAATGTTTCCTAGAAATAAAGTGTCCTGCTTGTATGCCTCCTGTTTTCCAATGTCCCTGTTTACCACAAGTAACACAAGTGCAAAAACCTCTACTATCAGCATTGCTTAACCTTACCCATTGACTAAAAACAACATCTAATTTTTTTACTAGTTTACTTCTTGTTGGTTTCTTAGCTGTTTTAGGCATAGTCTTTTTTTTAATCATCTAAACAATCTAGTAACATACTACCAGATACTTCATCAATACCTTTTATTTGCTTGTAAATATGTTTACTGTTTTTTTTTACTTCTTGCTTTTCTTTCTTTAAAGAATCAATACCTAAATTAGTGTACATCTCACAATCAAGTTTTAATAAAGCATCTGTTCTTTGTTTAATGCTTAGTTGGAAGTCTGTTGCTATTTTTTCTGCTAGTTGTTTAATGTCTTTCATATAGTGTAATTTACATATTATTAGCCTCCACCCACCAAAGGTCGGACATTTTTTTTAAAAAGTCAATAGAAATAATTATTTTTTTTACTTATGGTTCTTGTTACCCATAACTTTTTCATAAGACCTACCCCCAAAGTACCCTGCAAAAACTACAAATAGAAGTTCTTTAACGATTGATAAACCGTCTATTTGCATATACCACCCTACAACAAAAGATACCGTTAAAAAGATTAATGTAAGGGGTCTAACGTTTTGTGGTAACCAAGACTGTGAACGTGAATCAGCCACCCATCTTCTAGTAATGCCATCAAACTCGTGTATTTCTTGCTCTAGTTTTTTAAGTGCAATCTGTTTATCTTCATCTGTAAGCTCACTACCACCAATAAGAGCGCGTACGACACCACCAACGGGACTATCATCAGCAAGACTGCTAACAACTGAAGGAATCTTATTAAGTAAGAATTGACCAACCTTAGTATCTTTGAATTTTTTTTTACCACTCATTTAATGTACTTCCTGCTGTGTTAGTAAAGCCAGACAGATGGGTTCTTGTCAGGGTCATTGTCTGCGTGGATAAAAGTTTTGGCGATTCCAATTCTTCTAAACCCTGCTTCAATAAGGGCATTAAGTATAATCTCCCTTGCTGCTCCGCTTGTGCAAGCAATATCTGCTGCATACCCAAACAAGTGTGAACTTCCTTTGCTTTTAAGTCCTGCTTGTACCCCACCAACATAGGCGTTATGTGATGGCGTTCTAAATCCACTTGTGATTTTAAAAGGTATGCCTGCCCATCCTCTTGCATCGTCGAGCATCTCCAAAAAAGTAGCATCCATATTAGACCCACTACCAACCTCATCAGGCGAATCAAATTCACTAAGTTTAAAGTATTTCATATTATTTATTTAATATTGATTTAAACGCTTCGCTTCCTGCGTTAATAATTTCCTTCTGTAAAGTTATCATCTGTGCCTCGTAAGCATCTTTTTGTTCTACTAAGCTATCTATATGCTTCTGTTGGCTTTCTACCTTACTTTGTAATTGATTTACTTCGTCAGGGTTGCGCCCTATGATAGCATAGATAACAACTGATAAACTTCCTACAATCATCCCCACGATAGACACAATAATATCCTTGTTTTCTCTAGGAATAGAATTATTAGCTAAATATAACAATAATAAAATTACTAGAACAAAAATTCCTGCTGCTCCTGAATAGTGTATTAAGTCTTTCTTTTTCATTTTATCTGTTTATAGATTTTAGTTATGGTATAGATTATGGTTAAAATTAAAACGACCGTTTGTAGTTGCGCATTTATATTAGGCAAACTACTAAATACTACTGCTGCTATGTTCAATCCGTATATTCTTAAATCTTGTATCATTGTCCCTCGTTATATATAGTATCAATTTAATATCCGTAATTTGCTTTATCTTCATCAAAAATAGCTGTTATTTCTGTTGATGTTAAAACTTTATCATAAACCTTAAATTCAGAAACTTTACCATCTAAATTACCGCTATTATCGTTTCTTCTACCTAAGAAAATTGAACCAGTTAAATGTTGATTACTCGTATAGTGAGACCACGTTGTATTTGTACCTACTAAAGAACCATTTAAATATATTTTTACATCTTGATTTGACCAATCAATTACCCCCATAATATGATACCAAGTGTTAGCACTAAGACTAGAATTTGATAGAGCTATTGCAACAGCAGAGCCAGTTCTTCTATAAAAAATATATCTCAAATTATTACCACTACCTTCTAAAACCTGAAGTTCATAATTAGTGTTAGTCCCTTTAGACCAGAATGTCCCCACGTTTGTGTTGTCTTTTCTAAACCATCCTCCCATAGTGCTATCGTTACCATTAGGAGTGATTTGAGTTGTTAAACCATTAATTTCAACACCACTATTAGAAGCTCCAGTTACATCAAAGTACCCTGCAGGATTCCAAGTTGCTCCGCTTATAGTTCCATCGTTACTATTACCACTAATGTCCGTCCAAGTAGTTCCGCTCCCACCATAAGAAGTAGAATCGTTAGCGTCTAAATAAAGTACTAAGCCTTCTTCCCCTGCAGTTGATGGCACTTCTGTATCTATAAGTCTTTCGTTAATCGCCATATAAGGGATTTAAAATTTAATATCGTACTTCAATATAGAATCCTTTGTAGTAAGTGCGTTTATTTCGCCCTCTTTAGTTGTTACAATCGTTCTTATACCGCTTCTTTCCGTTACTACGTCAGAAGGGATAGCAGTGCCGTTTTCAGCCTTTCTAATAGCGTACCAGTCTGTTGTAGCTAGTTTATCATAGGCTACTTTTTTAAGTTCGCTTATACGCTCTGTTTTAAGTTGCGCTACCGTTTCGCTAATTACCTTAGTCTTTACATCGTAAATAAAAACTTCTCTAATAATATCACTACCATCAACATCAGTATCTGCATAAGCGTTGTCAAAGTGTAGGTTATATATTACCTCTGTTATAGAATCATAATCTGGCACAACAACGTCAAAGAATCCGTACTCTTCTAGTTTTTCTGTAGGTAAGTTTCTACCACCACCTAAAACTAATTTTGTACTTGCTTTAAAACTGTTTGGGATAGTACTGTACTTTACAATCTTTCCGTTTTCTATTCTTGCTTTCATTATACCGCTACTTGTGAAATTGTTAAAATAAAGCTATTTACCGCAATGCATTGAACTTGAATGTAGTTTACCGCTCCCGATGTTGCTGAATAATCTCCGTTTAGTTTTACAACTGTATTTGATGTGGTATCAAATGTCAAAGATGAAGTCCCCCCCGAATCTGTTACGATTATAGTTTTTACTTGCCCTATTTCAGCGCTTGTAAAGTTTAAATCCATTGCGATAGCCGACGTGGTAGTAAATACCGCTGCCGTACTAAAGTTAATGTCTAAATCGGTTGCTGCTGTTAATGGGCTAGAAGTAGTAAACTCTGCTCCTAGTTCTGCTTGTCCAACAATGTCATCATTCAGCATTGCGTTAGTAACAAAGTTGTTACCGTACACCTCATCAAAGTTTTCATTTAGTTTGTTAAATGCAGTTCTTAACGGGTCTCCTGTACCGTCGTTAGCTGCTGTTCCTAAATTTACTGTCTGTTTAGCCATATTGTTTTAACTAAAGTTATGTCCTGCAAATGTATGTACTCCATTACCTTCTACTTCTATTTCTTTAGATGCCCAACCATAAGGGGAAGATTCTAAATCATTCCAAAGTACGTCTACTGAATATTTAGTACTACGCACTCCTGCTGTTAGTTCCTCACCATCTTCATCGTATGTAGGCTCTGTGGTGTACAGATACCCTAATTTAACGATAGTATGTTTGTGGTTTGGTACGTTATTACCATCTTCGTCTTGAACGTGCGGCAGAGCGTCTATTTTAGACTGTGCCTTTGCTTCGCTGTCAAATTCGTATTTTTTAAATAAAGTTGCCATAATTATGTTGTTAGTGTTTCTAATTCTAC